ATTAAGTGTCCATACAACTTCGAGAATCATGTGCAAAACCTTCTCATTGCTGACGAGGATGACCTGTTCAAGCAGAGAAAACCTTACTGGTGGCAGTTGCAAATGAACATGGTTGTCGCAGGAAAGGAAGAGGGGATGTTCATATCTTACGATCCAAGAATGGATGGGAAGAACAAGTTAGCGATAATTCCTGTACATTTACAACCTGATTCAAAAGAAATATTAGACAACGCCATTGCAATGGCAGTTAAATACAAACAATTTTTAATCGAAAAGTTAGGCAACCGATGATTCTAGACGAACACAAAAAGCATCAGATAATTGCATCCATGCTACACGCAAATGCATTTGTAAACATCTCCGACCAAATAGGGCCACCCTTTTGGGAGAAGGAGGTAAAGATGAAAGGTAACCAATTCGTTAAAGCTGCCGAGCAGAGATACAAAGTATTAGCCACCGCCCTCTTCGACCTTGAGGGTGGTGACTACTACCTACGAGCAATGGGTGATGCTGAGGAGTTAATAGAGGAGATTTCTACACTACCCTGGTTTTCTTACTACGACATCGTTCAACTAATTAAAAAATACAAAGATGAAAAAGTTTTGGAAGACAGAGAGAAACTTCAGAAAGGGATGGAATCTGAACCCACAGCAGAAGGGTGAGATTTATATCTCACTTGCTGTATTAATTATTATCTTTATTTACACACATTTGTCATGAGAAATCACCACAAATTTTTAACACTTTCCGTAATTATATTAACCCTATTTGCCACCATTCACGTTGTTAGTGTCAAGAAAATGGAGGGTAACAACAATTCTCACGTTATTCTTCGTAAACAAATAGAAGAGCAGCAGAAGATTATTGACAGCAAACAGGTGGAGATTAATCAACTTCAGCAGACTCTAAAAGATTTGAAGAAAGATGTGGTTGTAATAGATAACAAGTCAAAAGAAACTAAAACCAAATACAAAGATGAAAAAAGGTATATTGATCTTGCTACTCCTAGTCAGCAATCAACTCTTCTCTCAACTAACCTCACAGAGTTCAAGGATCTTGATAAAAAAGGATACTTTGACCTGCCTGAAGGACGCTGAGATTAAAATCATTAACAAGTTAGCAGCAGCCGAGAGGTTCTACCACTCCATGTACGATACTCACTTGAGTAAGATTTCTAACCTAGAGAAGCAATTGTCTACGCTAGATGTAATTGCCGATGGCTACAAGGTCTCCTTCGAGGCTAAGTCAAATCAGTACGAGTCCTTGCAGATGCAGTACGACTTGAGAGTTAAAGAATACGAGGATTTGGAGAGTTCCTATTGGACACTTAACGCAAAGAAAACTACATGGAAGACACTTACCATTGTAGGCATACCAGTCTCCTTCGTTGGAGGCGTTCTACTTACAGTTAAACTTTTAAACTAACACACATGAAAACACTAGCAGACAGAATTAAATTTCTACCAATCACACAAGACCTCGTTAAGTCAACCCTATTAGACTTGTCCCACATAGGAACACAAGTTATTGAGGGGAAAGTTATTGAGGTTGGGCCAGAGATTGAGGAGGTAAAACTTGGAGACATCATCCGCTTTGGAGAGAAAACTCCGGTATATCTTGACGAGAAAGGGGTAAAGGTTGGGTATATAATGGAGTCGGATGTGCTACTTATAATGGGCAATGAGACGGAAGGTTAGGTATTGGAACGATATCCAAATTGATGACGGGGCTTGTTATATGTGGAACGGAGAGTACCAGGTTATAACATTCAACAACTCAAAGGCAGGGTACTTTCACGCCTGGGGAATTGTTTCGGGAGAGAGCGTTGCGTTTATTGAAAATTATGAAGGACATATTGAAGCAATTAACCCAACATTCATTAAATTTACAAGTGAGAACACAACCACACCTCATTTGTTTCAAGCGTTATCATTTATAGAAGATCAGGAAATGAGAGAGAGGGTTATAAATGTTTTCTTGAACACAGATGAATACAATAAAGGTTAACATAAAACCATTGTCTATAAACAAAGCCTTCCAAGGCAGAAGGTTTAAGACAAGCGATTATAACAATTATGAAAAGTCATGCCTGTTGATGATGCCCCGGCTACGGTTTCCCCAAGGCAAGGTAGCACTTCATATACGGTATGGCTTTTCTAACAAAGCATCGGACGTAGATAACCCCACTAAGTTAGTGTTGGACATCATGCAGAAGAAGTATGAGTTTAATGACAAGGATGTTTATGAGATTCATCTCTATAAACTAATTGTCCCACGAGGTAAAGAGTTTTGGGAAGTTACTATCATCCCTCTCGAGTAAGTTTTTTTTTTACTGTTGAGCGAAGGCGGTTACTTCAAACGTGGAGTGCCGCCTTTCCCATTTCTAGCCCTATTTTTTGACTGACCTTCGGAAACAGTTTTGCCCGACTTGGTATGGCTACGATCCTTACCATCTTTGTTTCCGTAAGTTCCAGCCTTGCGGTTCTCCTTGTTCAGTTCTGAACGATACTTACGTCTCTCGGGAGTAGAATGATATTCTTTGTTGTACTCATCCTTTTTAGCCTTAGCCTTTGGATTCGATTGAAAGTATTTAGCACTCTCTGACTTGCCTTTTTTAGTACCTGCTAATGAATTTCTCATGTAACAAATATAACACTAAATTTGTTACGATGATTATACATGAAATACAACAAGTGCTTTGGGTAGAGACGGAGTTAGGTGAGGGAATTGCCCTATTCCTCATGGACTACGGAATGCAAAATAATACCGTGTGGGTTGTGGCCTTGGAGGAGACTGGAGAGATAAAACACTTCGACTCTAATCAGATTAGGCTATGCAAGAACCACACTATAAACCTTCGCTGTAATACGCAATCTTGAGCATCTCGTATAGTTTAAAGACGTACTCCCACCTCCTATCCTTTTGTAATAGTTTCTCTCTTGACATGGTGTGCCAATCTGTGTGGTACTCAGCATTAACAAAGATTATATTGGAGGGATTGAGCCGATAGGCAGGAAAGGCTCCCTTGCCCAGGATGTGGAAGCAGATTGATGGAGAGAACTTTAATTCTCTTCCTGTGATATAACAACGATGCTTACGACTTTCCCATAGATGTTTGAAGAGATCCATCTCTCCAGTAGGCTTGTACTTCTTTTTGAAATCAGTTCTCTTGAGGCCCTTAGACTTAGGCTTCGCATCCTCTCTGTAGTTCTTACAGAATGTGCGGTTAAAATCCGTACAAAAACACTCCTCGGCTTGGCATTTCATAGGCGTTGTGTTTAAAACAAATAAGGAGGATTGCTCCCCCTTATCTGTAACCTAAATAAATAATCAATAAATCTATGAGAAACAATTGAACATTGCAAATATACAAAATAATCTTTTGTAATTACAAATGTTAATAAATTTATTTTTCCTCAATCACTACCGATACGTTTGCGTTCTGATTCTGAGCAATATCGTTTAGAAAGTTCAATATTGGCAATCCAAATTTCGTAGGCATTTCTTGAATAAAAGCATCCAACTGCTTCATTTGTTCTTGAGTAATTACAATGTCCTTCATGTTTATTTAGTTATTTTGATTTTATAATCCCAAGAGTATTTTTTCCTCAGGTGATAGCTTATTAAGAGCATCTTGTTTCTTCAACTCAGAAACATCTAAGTCCTGTGTTAGCTCAAAATATTCCACGTCAGGCATAAAGTTTTGGATATTTTTTGCCTCAATAAGATACATTGAATACTTATTTGCATCTATAGATGATTCAAAGTATTTAGTTAGGTTTTGAACAGTAACCACTAATTGGTTACCGTCCACGAAAGTTTTGTTTGTTAGTGATACTTTATACATCTTATACTGATATTAATAATTCAAAAAATTCACTTTGATAAGGATTTGTGCTTCTTCCAAAAGCTGGGCAATAAATAGCTGTTATTCTTGTAGTTCCATCTTGATAACAAATAGTTCCCATTTTATTTGCTGGTGAAGTATTTTGTGAAGTCCAGGCTCCGCTTTGTACATAACCATATGGTGCTTTAATAGGTGTATATCCACTAATAATTCCTCTTATCAAATTTATTTTAAATATTTGATGACTATTTTGAAGGGAGAAAATACCTGAGCTAAACATATAAATAGCATCTCCTTCTTGACTAAATGGATCGTATGCGTAAGCGTTTACAAGCGAACTGCTTGAATTTTGAATATAACCTGAAATACTTCTTTGCGCTGTTGCTATACTCCAAAGCCCATTAGTACCTCCAGCAATATCAAAAGTCCATGAAGCACCACTCACAATAGCAAAAATAAAACTATTTCTAACAGATGAATTAGCGGAGTTACCTCTTTTAGCTCCAAAACAATGAATAAAAAAGCCGTAATGTGTTGGACCATTGGTACTTGTGAATTGAGTTGTACTCCAAGTGTCAATAGTTTGAGAAGTGTCTGCACATAAGTCAGAAGTTTTATATGTAAACATAGCTGATGTAGCACCCCCTGCAATTAAAATATTATCCGTCCAGTTTTCAATAACAAACTTACAGTTTGCACTAGGAGTTACAGTCCAGTTGGCTGATAATGTATACACCGCAGATGGTCCTGCTGTATGTGAAGATATTCTTCTTCTTTGACCAACAGCTGTTGTGTTAACAGTATCCTCTACAATTCTAATTTGGAAGTTTCTATATTCATTTGCTACTACTATTGCATCACCACTAGAGGCTTGCCCTGTAATTGTTCCTGCTGCAATTGCTGTGGCTAGTAAACATTTTTTAGTGTTAATATAATTAGTCCCAGAAAGAGTAGCAGTATCATATGTGCTTGCCCCTACTATAAAACCTTCTCCAGGTATTCTATCAGCAGAAACGTGTTGCTCATCAAAAACTATCATAGCACCTTGTGCCGAAGTTCCTACAGATAAATTTGTAACAGTTCTATTTCCACTTAAAGCAAATATATTATCAGCATTATTTAACTGAGTCACGTCATAACTTTTCCATTGTCCAGTAACAGCAGTTCCTGTTCCTGCTACATAAAGTGTTCCTGATAACAACTCAAATCTATCTCCTGCTGCTGGTGTAAAAGATAGGGGTTGATCTAAGTAAATTGTAGGGGCGGTAACATATAAAGAAACAGGTGTTGCATAGCCTGTATTACTAACTATTCTTCTTTCTTCTATTTTACCTGAAGCTAACCCAATTACTCTAATCATAAACCCTAAACCATCACCTCTATCAGCCCATTGATCTGCAAGAATAGGTAATCCGATTGTAAGTGTTCCTGATAAACCTCCTGCACCTGTTCCAGTATAAGTAAATTGAGTTGAAGTAGTAACTGTTATTGTAAAACCAGCTGAAGTGCTTAACGGAACTGCCGTAAGATCACTAGACGCTGATATAAATACTCTTTGCCCTGTATAAAAATTATGAGGTCTTGTTGTAGTTATTGTATTAGTACTACTTACTCTTGTCCATGTAGCCGCAACAGGAGCGTAATAGGTGGTGTCTAAATTTAATATAGATGTTGTACTACCAGCAAGAATCCCTCCTCTTGGTCCTTGTGATGGAGCAAGTCCAGCTGAAATACCTGCACCATAAGATCCCCCTGTACTCCAACTTCCGTTATAAATAGCACACCAAGCGTCTGTAACCGAATTATATTCAAAATGTGTTTGGGAGTTTACTCCCATATACCATAATTTAGGAGTATTATAATTATTACTTCTATAATCTGATACCATATGACCTGCTGAATTTGGGACAGGAGACTGACCTGTTCCACTAGGTGTTAATCCTGCTTGTGGTGTTGCGACTGGTCTCCACTCAGGTTTATCCAGTATTGGTTTAAAATTTAATGTAGTTGCCATATTTTTTAACTTATTCTATTTCTTACTGATAATTGCCATGCTGTTGATCTAGGTGGGTTAACTTGATCTTCTAAAACTCTAGTTGTTGTTCCCATACTTAATAAATTGGTTACCGAGGCTACTGTATTTATTGTGTCTAAGTATCCCCCATAACCTTTAGTCCTAGAGTAAAGACCAGTTTCAAGATAATTCGGTCTTTGTAATGACTTTAATATTTGAGATAGTGATACAGCCATGTCATTCATCTGCTGAGATATAAACTGCTCATCATAATAAAAGATTTGCAACTTATCTGTATTAGCAAAAGAGGCTGTGTTTGTATTGTACGTTAAAGTAAACACATTACCCGATAACGTAGCTCCTTTTGTAGCGTCACTAAACTGGTAGATAATTGTATTGTTAGTAGTATCTGTTATCAATAACAAACCTTCTAGTTTTACATTACCGTATGGTAAATTTATAGTAACGGTTTTAGCCACCTTATCAAAAGTGTAGCTCCCGTAGTCTTGTCCTATTAATATTTTTGCCATTTTTTTATCCTAAAGCTATTGCGTATGCTATTGCGTCACCTGCTGAAACACCACCCCCACCACCGCTGTATTGAGGAATGTTCAAGGTAGCACCTACCAAAGTAGCAGGTCCACTTGTTCCAGTTGTGGTCAAAGATAATGTATTTTGTTTATTATTGAAAGTATTCCAGTCGGTTGAAGTCAAATAACCATTTACCGAAGTAGTAGCTTGTGCAATAGATAGCGTTCTATTTGCTGACAAGTCACCGCCACCGCTAAGAGGTGCTGTTGTGCTTATCGTTCTTGTTGTTGGAACGGCAGTAAAGCCTAACGCATTTTGTTTATTATTGAAAGTTGTCCAATCCGTTGAAGTCAAATAGCCATTGACCGATGTTGTAGCAGCAGGCATACTTATAGCAGGTGTTGTTCCTCCTGAAGACACGACAGGAGAAGTTCCTGTTACTGATGTGACACCTCCAGTAGTTATAGGAACTCCATTTACTTTATACGAACCTGTTATGTTTATATCTACTGCCATCTTAATTAAGTATTATGTTTACAATATTTCCATTAAGCACATAGTTGTAAGCCCCCATTCTTTTTTCTGCGGACATAGCAATTCCAAATGAGGTTAGACTGTATACATCACCTTCTTTTAGTGTAGGTTTGTACTCATTATAGATAGCTAATAAATCAGCTAATTCCTCTCCAACAATATTGATAGGAGTGCTGCGAAGTTTAATATCTTCCTCTAATGCAGCTATCTGTTCTTCAGTACCGGTGTTAAGTATAAGAGCTTCACCTTCTGTTATAGTAACATCGATAAGCCTTACCCAACTACTTTCGTTTATTGCTTTATATTTTTTCATAATTAATAGTTTACAACACCTGTAGTGTCAATTCCTAATACGACCCTTCCTCCACTTGTAAGACCACTTGTAAAAGTATCATATATCATGGTGCATCTCAATATATCCCTCGTTAATCCTGCCGCATTATTACAGCAAAAGGCTTGTTGCCAAGCTATACAATTTGATATTAACCCACTGTTTGTTCCTAAATCTCCACAAAATGCAGCGTCACTATTAAGAGCCGTACAATTAATTATTCTACCGTTTAAATTACTTCCTGTATAAGTTGCAGTAGCCTTTATTACAAAAGAAGGATCTAATCCACTACATTCACAGTTTGATATTAAGCCTCCATTAATTACACCACCTGATACATTAGCTGTTACAACAAACGAATAGCCTCCCTCTGATGTGCAATTAACTATTCTTGAAGCATTTTCAACATTAGTGCCGGTACAAAAATTATTATTACCTGTACTAAAACAGTTTGATATAGTTCCATAATTAAGTGTATACATTGTACCACCGGATAAAAATGAACCTCCTCCTCCTCCTGCTGTGCAATTATCAATAGTACCATAACTTATTACATAGCCCACACCGTCTAAACGTACAAATGAGTTAGATCCTGATGTACAGTTTTTGAATGTTCCATATAAGCTTATGCTTCCGCTTCCTGATGATACTATACCTGCCGGAGGAGTAGCAGTAGTTCCATATAAAAATGAATAGTTCCCTGCTACACAGTTTTCAATAGTACCTGAAAATGCGAATGAAAAAGCACAAAATGAATAAGTGCCTCCGACACAATCTTTGATATAAATATTCTCTTGTGGATCACCCGTAGAAGCTACAGCAAATGCAGCTTCTGAATAGTAATTATTTCTTGTAGTGTCAATTCCTGATATACGAACATTAATACCTGGAAATGGACTTGTTACTTGCATACTTGAAAAGTACACGTCAGTCATTCCACTTAATGATTCGAAATCAATGAACGATTGGTTAACAGTAAATGCACCTAATGTAGCTTCACTAAAAGTATAATATCCCGGAGCCAATAGTATTACTACACGGTTAGTAGATGACTTAGCTGATCCGTTTGGAGTCATTGCCTGCGCTGCAGTATAAGCAGTTCTTACGGCTTGTCCATTTTGAGCAGGAGTCCCCGTTGCTAATACAGATAGATAGTTAGTTCCTTGTAACTGAAAAGAACTAGATTTGCTTATAATAGTTCCCATGTTTTAATAAGTATAAGCAATTAATAAAGTTCCACCTGTAGCATCATAGCTAAAAGTATTTCCAGGGAATCTGTTTTCAGAACCTCCTCCGTCAAAATTTATAGTTACTCCAGCAGGAATGCTACTTGTACTTCCACTTACAGTAAGGTTTATAGCAGTTGACCCAGAATTGCAGAATGATATACTGCTAACAGGTAGTGCAACTGCACCAGCTCCAGTTGCTGTAAGTAATCCTGCTCTTTTCTTTTGGTTATTTAAACCATCGTTTAATAATACTTCTACACCACTATTGTAACTCATGTTAGTTAATTATTTTAATTAAAGTTTCTATCTGATCTGCTGACAAGCTTTCAGGGAGAAGTTTCTCATTAATCATCTTGAGTTCTAGAGTTACCTCTTTGTCAAGTTCAATGTTCACATCTGCTATCTGTTGCTTACGAGCATTAATTTCATCCATGTGTTCTGCCTCCATCTCTTTCAATCCTTCTTCGTTTTCAGCTTGCATGAACTCTTGAGCTTTTCTCGATAGTTCAATAAATGCTTCTGACGGTGCAGCCATAGTTTCTAAAAAGTCAAGTTCTTTCTTGATTACGTCACAATCTTTTAGGACAATCATTGCATACTTAACACCTTTTTCTCCACGAGTTTCATGTAATACTTTGTACATTTCTAGAAACTCTCTACGAGTAGCGGTGATGTTCACACCGTATCTCTTTTCTTGTT